TACAGTAAATAAAAAACAAATATATCTTGGGATTTATTCAGATATAGAAGATGCAGTTAATGCAAGAGTACATTATATAAAGCAAAATGATTTAATAGGATATAGAATGAATAATGATAGATTATAAGATATGATACAAGAACTAACAGGAAACGAAACAGTTGAAGATTTCACTAATGATTTGCGAGAGAGGTTACTAACAGATACCCCTACGGTAGCGATGAGGTTAAGAGGTGGGCAGCAATATACGGAATAGAGAATTAATTATTATATTTGGTAATATTTTAAAACACACAATAAAATGAGTAAAGAATTGGAAGAAATAAACAGAAGGTTAGGTGAGCTATTAGCGAATAGTGAACATACTAAGAAAAGTATATCCTCTATAGAGGATAGATTAAATGATCATATTGATAAAGATGGTAGAGTATATTCGCACATTGATAAAAAAGTAAAACATGCTGAAAATAGGCTTAAATTACTGATCGATAGTAATGATTTAGAAGTTAATAAAAAATGCTCTTCTGTAGAAATGAATTGTGCTCCTAGATTTCTTGAGAAACAAATGAACGCCATTTGGTCTTTAGTAGCATTAATACTTATCGGAAGTGTTAGTTATTTCGCAATTCATGTAGCTGGCGATTTAGCTAGAAATAAAAAATTAAATACTCCTCAAGATGCTGTAATGCCATTAAAAAGAGGAGATTCTCCTGATGATACAAATTTAACATTAGAATAATATGAAAAAGAAATTAGCAAATTGGATCACTCATTTAATAGGAATGGGAATGATGCTATTGGGAGCATATATGATTTACATGGAACGTCCTGTAACGTATGCATTTTTAATGTTTGGGTTAGGTACATTAGCATTTGCTTCATTTAATAAGTTAGGAGATATGTTTCTTGGAGGAATTGGGTTTTTGTTAAAAAGTAAAAGTAAATAGTTATGAAAGGTAAATTAGTAATGTATGATTCAGAGTATATTTGGGCTTTAGATGCTGGTCACGGATATGATACGCCAGGCAAAAGAAGTCCAGTATGGAGTGATGGCTCTCAACTTTTAGAGTGGGAGTATGTAAGAAAGATAAGAAATGCTCTTATTCAATTACTTGATTTATATAAAATTAGTTATTATATTGTAAATCCTGAAGATGAAGATGTATCTTTGACTGAGAGATCAAATAGAATAAATAATGTTAGAACAAAATCTGGCATTGAAGTTATAACTATAAGTATTCACGGAAATGCTGCTGGTGTAGAATCCGCATCAGGATACGAAGTTTATACTTCTCCAGAGCAAACTCGTTCTGATATTTTTGCCGAAGTATTTTTTAAGCATGCTGAACAATCAAGCGAATTCAAGATGCGTAGAGATACTACAGATGGTGATAATGATAAGGAAGCGAGATTTGCTATACTAGTAAATACAAGCGGTCCTGCTATATTAACAGAAACAGGATTTTATACTAATGAGCACGAATGTAAAAAAATGTTAGATCCTGCATTTATTAATAAAATTGCTGTAATGCATTTTACAGCTATTGTTGAATGTGAAAACGAATAACTATGAGTTGGGATGGTATTAAAATTGACTTTGGAAAAATAAACGGCTGGAAATTTATAACAATTATTTTAGCTGCTGTATTAATGATGTTTATGTGGACTGGTTATGGTCACGTAAAGCAATTAGAAGATCAAGCAATTATAATATCTGACTATCAAAAAGACAGTGTTACTTTTACTAGAACAATAAATGAGCTTGGACAAGAAGTAGCTACTCAAACCTCTATGGTTACTATCAAGACTAAACAAGTGCAGAAGCTATTACTTGACAGTTCTAATTTAGCATCTATTAATCATCAAATTAAAATTCAATCTCAAACTAAAATTAGAAATATTGTAGCAGGATATGATAAGCAATTAGCTAATTCTGGATATAATGAAGGAATAGATTTTGATATTATACAACCGGATCCTTATGAAGATTTTATAACAGATGATTCTACAGGGCATGAATACGTTGCTTTAGGAACAAAGTTTTCAGTAAATACACAGTGGTATAATCTTGAAGGTGAAATTTTAAAAGAAGGTGTAAATATAAACAGTATAGGTATAGTTAATGATGATGAATATAATTTAGGATATGAAAAATGGAAACTTAAAAATATGTTTAAGAAAAGACCATTAGTTCTTGAGGTTACTCATAAGAATCCTTATACATCAACAGCAAAATTAAAAAATATACATTTGGAAGATCCTAAAAAGTGGTATCAAACAACTGCTTTTAAAGTTGGGATAGGAGCTGTAATTGGAGCAACAGCAGTAATGATAGCAAATTAATAATCATAAATAAATTTAACCAATGAGTAAAATTACAATTAGTAAAGCATCGTTAATGGATATTTCGATGGCTTTAAATTATATAGCTGGTCTTGACACAAAGGCTTGGTATATTATTAGCAAAAACATCAAATCATTAGATAATGATGTAAGAAACGTCTTGGAAGAAAAGCAGGAAATCATAAAGAAATATGCTAAAAGAGATGAGAATGACAAAATAGTTTACATTAATCGAGAACAGCAAATAGTTGATTTTGGAGATAACGCTGAAGATGCGGATGAAGAATGGGGAAATATCCAAGAAGATTCAATAGAGGCAGAAGTGAGTTTGTTTTCTCACAATGTTTTAGAAGGAATGCATTTAATACCTTCCAAGATATATCCTCTTATTGATTATATCATAGTTTAGATAAACCCCTAGTTAGATAAAAAAAAGCACCTTTCATTTACGATTGGTGCTTTTTTATTAGTTAGATTTTATGAATCTGAATTGCTTCATATATTCATTTTTTGTCCAGAATTCCATTCTTGTATTTTTTACAAGTGCCTTTAATCCTTTATCGGTTCCTGTAATAGTCTTATTTACCCTATCAATTTTAAATATTTCTTGAATATCCTTGAAGATATAATAATTAGAATTTTTAAAAACGTGAAGGTAATAATTCTGATTACTGTCTAATTGAGATTCCGTCATTAGTATAATTTAGTTAGCGTATCTGTTCGAGAATCGTAAATTGGAGTTTGAATAATTTCAATAATATTATTAATGCTAGCTCTGGCATCAGTTAATTTAGTATTTGTAGTATCTACAAATGACGATAAACTATCAACAGCATGTTTAAGATGTTTGCTTATTTCAAGCGTCTGATCTTGTAGTAACATTACTTTACTTTCGAGTTCAAGCACCCTTACGCTTAATGCGGAATTTACATCATGAATATCTTTGATAGCTTTAGATTCAATTTGTTCAATAGAAGTTTCTTCAAAGAAAAATTGAATATCAACAATAGTTCCTGTAGCGCCTAGCCACTCGTTTAAAGATGGATGAAATGTCGCTGTAGAAGTATCAGGTATGCCAGCTCCTAATCTACCATATAGATAGTTGGTTCAATGCAATCTGGCTTATATTTAGGGAATTCTTTTTTAACTAAGATTGTTTCTGTCATATTATTTTATTTCAGCTAATTCTTTACGTAATTTAACAATATCAATATCTGTAAGTTCTATTAATTTACCTTGAACATAAGCAAATCTTTTAGTTATTACATCTAATTGCTTTATAGCTTTTAATGCTATCTGAACGTCATCTTCAATGGATTTGATGTGAGAATTCTTAACATCTTCCACTGTGGCAGATTCCATAAAATCTTCAACTTCTCCATAAAGCGCGCTATCATTTAACTCTTTCCATATTTTTTCATCAGGAAAATATCTTCTTGGAACAAAACTATCCAATCCTTTTTTTCTCGTTAAAAACACAGTAGGCTTAGTTAATTCTTCACCATTATTAGTTGGAGTGTATAATGGATATGCTTTTGATACATTTATAGTATTCATAAGATTTATTGTTTTTATGGTCCAAAATAGAAAGTTCCATCATTCATATCAACCTCGTCTCCATTAGCAATATTAAAACATAATGTTGCTAGATTGGAAGTGACTTGTTTATGCATGTCTACTTTCTTAATAAAATATTTACTTGTTTGCATGTAAGTATAATCTTCTCCATTCTTTTCATATACTTCTACATACTTCTCGGTAGCGTAAAGAACATCCTCCCATGTGTATTCTGGATACTCCAGGAAGAACCATTTGAATCTTTCGAATAGTTCTTTAGGGTTAGTTTTAAAATAGACTGTAGATCCTTTTTTCTTACCTTTAGGAAACATATCGTTGAATCTAACAATATGATGCTCCCATTCTTCAAATGGAACCTTTGGTTTCGATTTAGATTTTGTCATCTTGAACATTATGTCACTACATTCTTTTATGAGATGTTTACCTTTCTCTGTAAGTTTGTATTCATATGTTCCTTTTTTTGCTTTTTCAAGATATCCTGTAATCTCAAGACGGTGTTGTTCGTGTCTAAAATTTACAAAATTCGGATATCCATACTTGCTAAAAGTAGCATTAAGCACAAGTAGTCCATTGGGAGTTACTTGATTTGTAAACAAATGATCATATAATTTTCTCATTGTTATGATTTGTTAATTAAAATTATTACTTTAGCATCTCCAGTCTTACTTATGTTTTTAGGGTAAATTACCCTCCTCGCTTTATTGCAAGGAGGGTTCCTTAATTTACATAGCATCTTTAGATGTTCCAAAATCAGAAATTGTATCTTTTGGCATAGTTAAATCTTCTACCTTTAAATCTTCATTAGCTAATTTGCTTTCTGATTCATCAGCATATACACAACCGTCAATTTCAGCATGAAGTTCATCAAGAGATTCATTTGTTGAAATTATCTCATCCTCAACTAAGTCTGTAAATTCTACATCTTTTAATTCTTTGCTAGGATCAGACGGATCGCATATTGTTTTTTCGAAAATAATATCTTCTGGAGATTTTCCTTCAGATTTTTCGAAAAGACCTCCTGACTCTTCTAAATCAGAAGCGTCAGCTTTACTATCAAAAATAGGAGGAAATACCAATAACTCATCAAATGTTTTATGTAAAGCAATTTGATCATCCATCCATGTAGCAGGTCTTGATTCTTTAAGAGATAACGATAATAGATTATAAAAATCAAAAGCTGTAATATTTACAAATGTCCCACGTTCTTTCTCGAATGATTTAATATAATCTTTCATCGCTACTTGAATCACATTCATTTGAAGCGTATTTAACACTTCTAAATCAAAGAATAATTTTCCTGTTATAATATGCCTGTCAGAAGGAGATAAAACAACTGATTTAAGAAAATTTTTATGAGAAATTAAAGTACTCCAATAATCATCAGAATCTTTAAGCACCTCAGAAATATTTCCATGAGCTAAAATATTAGCTTTCCCTTTATGAACTCTTTTGTATTTACTGAAATTATCATTACTAATGATAAGACCAGCATCTGTCGAATTAAATCGAGCGCCTAAATTGAATCTAAATGCATATTGTTTATTGTAGGAGTTTACAAAATTACAAGTTAGCGATATGTCATCGTCAGCTTTATAATTTAATTTAAACATGCCTAATGCAACTTTACCATCATTAGATGACTTATACTGTTCATCTGTGATTTTGTAACCAGCGAGCTTTATTTCGTTTCTTATTTGACTTATTATATCCATATGCGCTATTGGAGTATAAGTTTTTGTTTTCTCTGGTAACGAAGCTGTCATAATTTCACTGAATGCTTCCATTCCATTTTTTGATCTTTTCATCTTTTTTCTATTTAAAATAAACTTAACTGTGGACTTGGAATATTTCCAGCCTCAATAGCTCTAATTTCACTATAAATTTTTCTAAGGTAAAATCTTATATCGATACCGTATTCTTCCCAATCTTTCTCGATGTACTTATTCATTATAGTTTGATATACATTATCATTCTCTAATTGAATAGGCTTCTTGCTTTTTATATTTCTTTTTACTATCCTAGTTCCTTTTACAGAAATGAAAAATCTTAACAGTCCTGTAATCTTTACAGTTTTAAACTCACCTGTGCTATGGTCAAGATAAGACTCTTCAAAAAACCAATCTTTTTTCAGTTTGGCTCCAGCACAATAATCGTAAATATTCTTATTTGTTTCTAAATAATCTTCAGGTTTTACACCATTGATAAAATACTCATTAATTGCTTTTGCAATAACTAAATATGATTTATTCTTATGTACAGTTCTGATATTGTATTTTTCGAAATCTTGCCATCCGAATCTACCTTTATCTTTTATTGTACCATCTTCATATTGAGCTATATAAGTATTTGTATCAGCGATAATCATCTGTTTGTAGGTTTCGAATTCTAAAGTTAATTTAGTTTTCTCTTCCCATTTTTTGCATATACGATAATATTCATCAAGATCAGACCTTCTAATCCTAAATGTCATACCATCAGTATTTGTTTGTAGTAATTCAGCATCTTCAATAGATAACACTATGTCTTCAATAAGCATAGTTAATGATAACTGCCCATTAATAGTTGTTTGCATCGTGTATCTTCTGTCGAATAACCAAGAGTGAGCGCTATTACTTTTACCATAACTCGCGTTTCCAGCTTCCTTGAAACTGTCTATAATAGTAACATCTTGTTCAGATTTAGGCTTTTCTTTTTCTGAATTTCTAACACTAACTATTTTTTCTTTTAAAACTTTTGTGAATTGAGGTCCTAAATGAGATGGATACATTCCGTTTTCAACTTCAATATTAGGATACATGCCTTTTGCATCTGCATCAATAACTATCCATTGGTCATCAGATTTATAAATACCCTTTTCGATACATTGATGGATTCCGCCTAAACCATAAGTGAACACATAACCTTCAAATTTAACGACTTCAGAAAAATCTCCTTTAGTATTATAAATAGTGAGAAATTTTAAATTTTCATGAAAGTTTTTAAATGTATCAGATTTGAATCCGATATAATCAAATAATATTTCTCCAACATCTATTGACTGAACATTAGTTCTTGATTTTCTTACTGTTCTTATATTTATACCGGTATCTTCACAATAAAATTTCAATAGTAATTCACTTCCGATTTTAGCGTCTGAATAATTGAAACAATTAAGATTATATTTATTTTTTAAACTTGATCTTAAATTAAACCTATCTTTTGATAATTTGAACGCTTTTTTAATTGATACTACATTTTTTATGTAATGAGAAATTATATCGTTTAATTTATTATTATTTTCAACTGGTTTTTCAAATGGGTGTAATAATTCATTCATATCACCATCTGTAGAGTACTGAAACCACTCCAAGGAACAACGCCTTTTGGCATTGTCCCAGTGGTTAATTTTATAAACATCTGCTACCGGAATAGAAAGTTCCCATTCAGGATAATCAGCATAGTTGCCTTCTTCGTAATTTGATACAATATATAAACGTCTATAATATATAGAACTAGAAATAGTATTCGTTCGTTCCTTACTTAATTTATGCCTGTTCCTAATTATGTATTCAATAATCTGAGTATTGTATTTTAGATTATTGAAACCAAAATGCCAATCCTTGTTTTTGACATTATTTCGTAGAAAGTTAATGAGTTTAGAAAAATCATTAACATCTCTATTTATGACAAAAGTATGCCTTTCTTCAGACTGATAATTTTCAAATATAAAAACTGTACAGTTTGAAAAAATACCAATATCATATACCCAAAATGCCTTTTTTACAATAGCCATATGCTTACAATTTTAAATGATTACTTCTTTACAGAAGGTTTCATGTCTACTTTTTTAGAAGCTTTCTTTTTTGATTTTTTAGTAGCTTCAGGTTTTCCAACAATAGGAGTATAAAGAAGATTTTTCAATTCGTTATGAGTAGGATTAATCGAGATAGATTTGATAAAATCTTCAATATCTTCTTTACGATCAATATAATACTCGTAATAATTTTCAATATCTTTTCTTTCCTCGACTCTAATGATTTGGTCGCCGCCTTCTACTTTAACCTTCTTGGTAACAATCATTCCTTTATTATCTAATTTAGGAATCATTGTTGGCTTTGTGATTTTATCTTTCGATATCACAGCAAGAAGTTTTGCTTCAGGATCATAAAGAGCCTCATTGAATGGGCAATCTTTACTAATTGGTAATAATCTGAAAGTTCTTTTACCTCTCCAGTCGGCAGAGAACACCATCATTGTTGGTTCAATTTGCTTTGTAGCCATAATTTCAATCTTTAATTTGTTTTATAATAATTTCTTCAGGACAGTTTTCTTTAATACTGTCAAATTTGTTACATAATTCGCCACCTCTTTTCAGATGTTCGACATTTTCGTTTAATAAATCTGCGTACAGTTTGAAATACTTATGCGGAAATAGATATGATTCAACATATACCCATTCAGGCGTGTGGATTCCAAAATATGTACTGATTGCTTTTTTAGATGAAGAAGAGAATTTAGAATATTTACCAATTAAAAAGTTATCAAAATCATCTTTATATTCTGGTAAATCTAAATTAAAAACATAAGCTATAAAACCATCATTTAGAAATATACTTGTTTCTAACATGGTATGAGGCATAAGTTTTTTAATCTCGAATCTTTTCCATTCCTCAGTGTCTTCGATCTTGTAAACACAAATTAATTTTCGTTCAGAATAATCGATACGTTCACCCATTGACACAAATGTATCAATAGGTTTCGGATCTCTATTCTTATCAAATTTTAATAGTGGATACAGGAAAGTTTTAGATTTTTGGAAATACTTTCTATACAACTCCTCCATTTACAATACTAATTCGTGATTTTCATTAATCAAGAAATTGTAAGGAAGAGAAAAGTCTTTTTTGTCAAAGTGAAATTTAGCTTCTTGAATTACATTATTAAGCTCAAGTTTCCATTTAGCCATAGTTTCATCTGATATTTTAACAATTCCAGTCTGACCATAAGTATCAACGATTATAAATCGATAAACAATTTTCCAATCTTTATACTCTGGTAATAAACCATAATTATCAATTACCATATTATGATACATGGCAGCTTGAATCCAATACTTATAAAATTCAATAGTTTCTGCAATAGTAGAAATAGATTTCTGACTTCTTTTTAAGTCATTGATTCTAATTTCTTTTTTAGATGGATCAAATACAAGATTATCAATAATACCTCTTAAATTAAAAGGAAGTTCTTCTTTTATTTGAACAAGCACAACTTCATTAATTTTACTAATTCCATTCATGGAATCAGCGAAAAATCCCATAATCTCCATTACTTGAGGATTACTTTTTACTTTTTCTACTGCTTCTTTAATGAAATCATAAGTATCAACTGAAATTATTGTCTTGCCTTCAGCCTCTTTAAGATAACTCCAGTAATCATTATTGTCTTCAGTAAGAATTTTCTTTAATCTTCCTTCGTCTGTTTTTAACGATTGATACAGATTAATTTCAGATAAATAAGAAAGGATATCGGTATCGTAATCACCTAATTTTGTTCTTGCAGTTTCAGTATCTTCTTCCATATCCATTTTATACAACTCGAACACGTTGTAAATTAGTTTTTTCTGACTATCACTAGGCATTTTTGTACTCGCCATAATATATTCATCATCGAATCGCTCTGGCGTAAGCAGTAAACAATGTAATAAACTACCCTCGATCATTCCGTCAGTTTGAGTATCCTCTCTCTGATTTAGAATATAATGCCTATAAAAAGCATCCGGGCTATATAATAGTTTGTTTATCCCTGAATAGGATAATAAGAATGGTGTAGAAAAGAATTTATCTTCTTTTTTCATTCTGTCTCCATAATTTAGAGCTTCAAATTTCTTCATTCTCTCTCGATTTTACTGGTTTATTTTCCATGTCTTTTCTAAAATATCTACTAGCAATGTTTCCATTATAAGTATCATTAGCAAGTACATCATATTTCATTTGCCATTTAAGCTCTATAAAAGTGAGATACTTTTTGTTGCTGGCAAATTCTATGATAATTCTTTCGAAATTATCAACACCATATTTTTTGATGTCTTTTTTTAGGTCTTCTGATGAACCGTAATATTTTTTCCAGTTAGTCTCAGTAACTGTATGCTTGAATGTTTTTCTAGTTTTTGTAAGGGCTTTCTCTCGTTTACCAATACGTTTTTTTCTAAAACTTAAAACATTCTTTTTGCCAACGTAGAACTTTTTAGTTTTGTTGTTTACAATAACATACGCGAATCCCATAGTGCCTTTAGGCATATCCTCTAAGTTCACGATTTCTTTGCTCTCGAATCTCCAATTCTTCATGGTCTATATAATTTAATAATTCATATTTATCCATAGATTTATGAATGAAAGGAATAATAATAACTTTAGACTCATTAACGCCTCTAGCCTTCATTATATCACTAATATCTTTCTCATATGGAATATAACAGATTGCTAAGTTATAAAGATCTTTGTATTTCTGCATAGCTTTTATGCCTGCTTTATCATTATCGAATAAAACTAACACATGTGTATGAATACTTTTGATTCTTTTTATTACTCGAGAATCAATCATTGTATTTTCGCTATTTGGAGCGATAATATCAGCTTTGATATTCATACTTCTTAATGTCATTATATCTTTCAATGACGAGGCGATAATCATAACATCTTCATAATACGCCTGTTCACTTCCTTGAATATAGGAAGTATCAAAAGTCATGAATTTGTTTTTCTTATCTTTAGGCTTGTAAATTTTATAAAGAATTCCATCATTCTTAAAGTATCCATACATATAATCCCTATTGTAAATATCAAAAGACTGTAATATTTCACCATCTCCTGTAATTTTTACCATAGTGTATGATAATATAGGTCTTACATTATACTCTATTAAAATTTTACTACTAATATTAAAAGACGACCAAAATTTAGCGTCTCTTGTATTCCAATTTCTTGTTTTTATATTCTTAACAATCCATTTAGAAGATTTGATACTTAATGGTTTGTCTGGAGTACCTCCACTTTTCTTAAATTCAATATAATCTTTCTTGATTTTGTTGTATGCATTAGAGTAATTCAACCCGAGCATTCCAGCAACAAGAGCAATCATATCACCACTTTTATCAGCAGAAAAATCTTTAAAATAATACTTTTGCTTATCTGCAAAATAAGAAATGATTAAAGATGGATCTTTATCAGCATGATTAAATATGCTTTTAATTTTAAATCTTTGACCTATTGCTTTTTCAGGTAGATTCATATAATTGTCAAGTATCCATTCAGATGGGATATCATCATTATTGTGTACATAATTAGAACTTGAAAACATAATATGAAAGATTAAAAGAGGGCATCGGTTTGACACCCTCTAATTTAATATAGTAATTAATCCAATGTAGGAGCGCCTAAATCGGCTGCGGTAGGACCTTCGTCAGCCTGACCACCAAAACCCTGAACATCTGTAGATTCTTTTGGCTTGTCAGCTTTGATGATATGAGTTTCTTCATCAAATCTGATAAGGTCTTTTACTGGCTCGCCTTTATCGTCAAGCGCAATAGTATAAGGGAATTTCTTACCGTTTTTCTTTGGGAAGAATAAATTGTAATTAGGAGAGTCGTAACCATCCTTATAATATTCTCTTCCTGCAACACAATATGTAGCCCATAATTCAGGATTTGTTAAGAAAGCTTTAACTTTTTCAACATACTCCTCAATAGTATCTGCTTGTATTTTGGCAGTTTGGATTTGTTCAAATACTCCTAATTGAGTAGCTAAACCATTTATCCAATTAAATATCTGACCATCTCTATCGATAGTCTTTCCTTTCCATTCAAATTCTGAAAAAGGATATCTACTTGCGCCAACTGTAGCAATCATACCATTGTATGTTCCTGCATCTGGATTTTCTTTATCGATCGCGATTCCTTCAAAATCATCACCTAAATGAGGACCTTCTAAAAGGATATTCACAAATAAAGAACCTGGCTTAAAGTCTGGCTCAACCATTGTGATATCGATAATTCTACAATAATGCTCTCCTGGAGATAAGATTTTACTTCCTCCGCCAGTATTGTGTTCGTACTCGCCTGCGTTAAAATTCATTTTTTTAAATTTAAAAGATTATTATTTAATATATACTTTGTCCCAACTTGTTACAAATGAACCATCATCTAAGATTTCAGAAATAACAATTTCTTCATTCTTTAAATGGCTACATCTTGCACCACAAGCTACATCATCTTTAGTTCTAAAACTCAAGATATTTTTGTTTCCTTTTCTAAACATATATCCGATAGCGTCACTGCTTGAAGCAGTAATTCTTGAAATCTTACCTGTTAAATCTAAGTCGGAAGTGCTTACTTCAACTCCATTTTTCTCTAAATTGGTGTTTTTAACGTGTCCAATAAGAATAATATGCGGAGCTAATGATTTAACATAATTAATAACTTTTTCGAAAGCTAAACGCAACCAGTAATAACCACCACCATTTGCAAGACCTAATATGTTTCCATATTTTTTCTTTCCTTCGGTAAACCAGTTTTTACCCATTGGAGATTTAGAAAATAATTCTTCAGCATAAGGAATACAAATATCCTCCAGCTTAGTAATAGTATCTAAAGCTATATATTTATAAGGCTTTCCTGCCTTAATAATAGCCTCTCCAATTTTACGAATTCCAGCTATAGAATTAGCTTGAACTTTTAAGGCATCAACATAATCTGAACCCTCTTCTAAGTCAATAATAAGACAATCTGGTAGAGTAGCCAGTAATGATGTTTTACCTACTTTAGGCTTACTAAAAATAATTAAATTTTTAGGATTTTTTACTGTTGCTTTAATTGGAGTAAATGGTAATATCAACTCGTCTTTACCGGCAACAGCAGCTTTCTCTTCTTCAAGTTTCCCCTTCTTTGTTTCTGCCATAATTTACTTTTTACTAATTAATTTATTTAACCATTTCTTACCTGAATATGGCTTGTTTTGTACAATACAATAAAAATCACGTATTGTCATTTTCGAAAAATGATCATCTTCAAGATCTTCGAATAAATCAGAATATTCTTCTTCCAGTTCTGGAGATTTCTTTTCTGATATTTTTGCTTCCTTTTTAATAATCTCAGCTTTGGATTTTGTTACGCTAGTTTCATTAATAAGCTCAAGCTCATCAATTCTAATAGCCCAACTAGGATGTGACATGTTATCGCTTTTTTTGTATCTATCAGGATCCATCTCCCATTCCGGATTATTTTTTAATTTGTACAATCTACGATGCATCGGATCGAAAAAATTATGATCCCAATTGCATAATTCTATATAAATATCTTTATTAGAATTTAATTCGCTTTTAAAGAACCTAATTGCCGGTGGTTTATCACCGTCCTTATCAAGTTCAAATTCCTTTGAGCCATAACAAAGTTTAGTTTTAAACTCTATTGATGGTAATTTTAATGATTCAAATAAATCTTTCCAAAAAGGAAAAAATTCTTCAGCTAAATCATTAAAACTTCTTTTTTTATTATCCGCAGACGCGGAATCAAAATTAGCCATATATTTATTTTAAGATGATGAAAATTTCATTTTTCCTCCTGGAGCAGGCACTTCTTTTATGCTCATTGTTGGATAATCAGCCATATACCATTGAATATCTAATGTTCCGAATCTATTTTTCAAGATATGCATAGCTAATAAGAATTTATCAGTAGGTCCAATTTCATATTTTAAGGGACCATATACGCTGAGGTTGTATTTAGCAGGTCTATTATATGCAATAACCACATCAGCAGCTTGCATTAACCAGTCACTGCCATAAATATCAGCATCAGTAGGATAATTAGATAACATACCAGGTCGTTGCCTTTCCGAATCATCAATGCTTCTGTTTAATTGAGAAAGTATTATGAAAGTAAAAGGATAAGCATTTTTTAATTCTGTTAATGTAGTAGATAAATTCTGTAATGTTTCTTGTTTAGATCTTTCAGAAGCGTCTTGTTTTACAAGAAGCGTATGATCCAAAGTTATAAATACAGGCTTTCTACCTTGAGCAATAAAAAAATCAATTGCTGTTTTCTTAATTTGCTTTACTGTTAATGCTTTATCTATCACGTATTCTTTTCTGTGACCTTGTTCTTTTGAATATTTTCTTAATTTATCTAAATCTTCAGATGTAAGTCTTGGCATCCCATCATCTTCAGCAGATTGAATATATCTTACATCAAGATTAGTTCCTGCAGATAATTCTCGAATACCTAAATTTTCAGCTAACATTTCAAATTGAAAATGTAACACACTAAAATCTTGATCTTTATTTAATTCTTGAACTTCTTTTGCAATAGTGTTAGCGATTAAAGTTTTACCAACTCCAGGTCTTGTTGAAATAATATATAACGCTTGCCATTCTATACCATTTAAACCGATTTTATTAAAGCCTTTCCATGATGTTTTTAATGACTTTATTCTGCCAGCTCTTCTATCAATAATTCGTTTGTAACTATTCTCGATCACATCGGAATATTTCTTCCAAAGTGTCTTTGTAGTTTTGGTAGGTTTTTTATCTCCAGGAGCTCCAGTCTCTTTAGAATCAACCTTTGTAGAATCAAATTTATATTCCATATTTTTAAAAAAAGGGTTAGTAATATACAAAAATAAATCTTACCATATTATAGGTTCTTGATTATTTTTTAAGATTAATTCATTGATCTTATTAAACACATCTTTATTATCCCATTTATAACCTGTGCTACCGGGGTAATCTAATAATATTATATGCTGATCATCGGTTATTAAATCGGTATAAAATTTAGCGTTTTCGCCAAATATTACAAAAACTAAATTTTTCTTATAACTACTAATCATATCTATAAAAAACACAACGAAATCATTCCACGCTTGAAGGCTTTGATGTCTTCCTGGATTATCAATATGTGCAGTTAGAGAAGAGTTCAGTAGTAAAACTCCTTGCTCTGCCCATACTTTTAAATCGTTATTGAAATCAGAAAGTGTTTTTCTATTATTATACACAGTATTCATAACAGCACTATGTAAAACTTTAAGAGGTAGTTCTTTCTTAATTTCGTTAGAATGACTAAAAGCTAATCCATCAGCTACACCAATTTTATTATATGGCTCATCGGCTAGAAATACCACCTTCAAGTCATTATATGGGCAATAATAAAAAGGATTCATTATATTCTTAATTTTTGGAGTGAATCTATTTCCATCCTCCATTTCTCCAATTAATGCTTTGATTACATTTCTGAATTCTGTAGAATTGACATATCTTCTCAATATAGGATCCCATCCTTTTTTACCGAGTTCTTCATTGAAGATTTTAGATATTTCATTTATGTCTTTAATTATAGCCATAATTTATTTATATTTGTGATTATTAATCATTTAAAATTTAACCAATATGTCAGATGAAAAGCATGATATTATCTTACCTGATGCTATAGTATCAGTAAGAATTAGTACTGGATTTTACCAAAAACTTCAATCGGTTTTAAACGCTGTTACTAAGAATAAAACAAAAGATGAAATTAATAAAGCTTATGCTCAAATTAAAGCTAAAAAAATAACAGAAGAATGGGTTCAGCAATTAGAAACTATGTTTATCTTACTTAAAGAGTTTCAAGAAGAAGCTAAAAAAGCAGGATTTGTTAGAAGCATGACTGAGCAGGAAGTTAAAGATTACATCAAGGAAAAATTTCCTGAAGATGCTAAAAAAATTGAAGAGGTTGATAAAAAAATCGCTGAAAAAAAAGAAATTAGAGATAGATTAGATCTTGACAAAGTAGATACTGAAAGTATCGATAATATAGATGATGTTTAATAAACATCAGATCCTATATCTCTACCAATACTTATACAAGCTTCAATGGCTGTTGCTAATTCACTTTTAGAGCAGTCTTTGAAGCTTTTTACTTCTATCTCATCTTTAAGACTTGCTGAAACTAAACCAGCTCTTTTCTTTACATGGTATTTCATATCAGCTACTGTATCACCATTATCTTTAGCTAATTGCTTAATTAGCACATGAACTTTAGCTAACTGCCCGAGAGATTTCTCTCTTGGATCAAGCTCAACAGAATAAAAACAATTTACTACTTGACCATCTTCAAGACTATTTAAAAACTGCTTATATCTTGGAGCGTCTTCTGGATTAAACTTAAAACCACCTTCTTTTCGGAAAGTGGCTTTTACTTCTATGTTTTGAATCATAATTCTAACGGATTAACATAAGTTATTTTATCTTCATCAAAATCAGATAAAGCGTCTCTAACCCATTTTTCATCTATTGTATCTTCATACATAAGAACATGAATTGTAGCTTTTTCATCTGGTTTTAATCTTAAAGTCCTTCCAAGGCGTTGTCTTAGTTTCTTTTCATTACCATAAGCATGTATAATAATAGAATTTTTAAGATTAGGAATATTAGCTCCTTCACTTAGTTGCTCTACACATGATAACCGATCAGTATTACCTCCTTTGAAAGAAGTGATATTCATCTCGTTTACATCTTTATGATTCTTACTATGGTAAGAGAATTTACACATCCTATCAGCTTGAGCTGTAGTATTACAAAAAATAATACATTTCTCATCGATAAGAGTAAGTAAATTCTTAGCGTATGTCTCTTTAGAGCGATAAGATTTCATAATTGTCATTCTTCCTATTCTAGCAAACTGTGTTTGCTTAGGAGTATTCGCTTCATCTAATCTTTTACAAGCATAAGCATAACTAGATTTTTCGGAAGTTAAGAAGTTGAATTTCTTAGTTGTTACTCGATGATTTTTTCTAGTATCAAGCTTTAGTCTGTGAACAATAATAGAATAATCGTTAAGGATTCCATCATCAACAGCATCATCAGTAAAATATTCGTATTTCACTGGGCAATATTTAGCAACAAGTAATCCTTTAACTGAATTTTTCCATTTAGGCGGAGTTCCTGTTAGTCCTAATATTGGACCTTTATAAGCTGAAAGAAAAGGCTCATGAGTTTCGAGTAAATTATGACATTCATCAAGATAAACACCATCGAAGTCTTCTGGATTTTGCTTATTAATACTACGATATGTTGTATATGTAATATCAACAGCAACAAAATCTTTATAAAAACCATGTTTGTCAATTTCCTCCTCCCATGTATCGAAAATAGATACTTTAGGAGCCACAACAAGAAATCTTCTTCCTCCTTTTTCTCTAATTTTATCCATATGGGAAAGACCAATAAACGTCTTACCAACTCCCATACTTACCGCGCAAGTAGATCTTTTATATTTAGCTATTTCAGTTAAACATTCATCTATTATTTCTTCTCTTTTTGAATTATCCATATTATAATGTTTTGGTTATTGGATTGCCTTTGTCATCGCATGGAAATAATCCAGGAATAACATCTGGATTAAAATGTGATACTTTATTGCAATGAGAGCATAAATATGTATAAACAGTTAATCCTACACCCATATCTTTACTTTCAACAAAAGATTGACTGTGCGACAACTCGTTACCACAATCGCAGAATACTTGAGAATTCCATTTACCATCAATTTCGATGATTTTTTCTCCAATTTTAAAATTTTTAAGGTCTTTCCATTCTCCTTTTGAAGATTTGAAAAAAGTTCTTTTAGAGAATAAATCTCTGTACCATTTTTTTTGTAAAAAGTAATTCATAATTTCTATTTTAAATATCCTAATTTTTTAGATTCTTTTGGGTTTGCATGAATGTTATTATGGCAAGTTCTACATGTAGCCATCCATGTTTTAACATCAAGATAATATTTTTCTCTATCGGCTCCATTGTATGTATGATGAACATCAGTAGCATTACCTTGGCATTTCTTTCCGTGTATCATACAGAAAGGATTAGCTAGTAAATATACTCTTCTAAGCTCACTATAAACAACATCTTTAGCGACTCGTTTAGTGGATTTTTGTTTGATTGTGTATTTTTTCTTTGGTTTTGGTGGTTTTTCTTGATTACAACAATATTTGCAATATTTTTCACCGTCTATGTTTTTCCAGATGTATGTAATATCACCACATCCAGCACATAATTTTTTTTTAACTTTCATTCTTCTTCAATAAAATCTTGATCATTAATTTTTTCATCATCTGAAATATCCTGTAAAGATTGAAATCTATCTTCGTCTTCATCGAATTCAGTATCATCACATATATTATCTGGATTTATATTTCTTCTCGATTCTCCATTTTTAAGAATACTTGAATTAAAAGGATTGTTTGTTGTGAAACCAGCGTTCATGGCTATAAGGCTTTGTTCATCTTCATCAGTCATACTCAAGAAGAATTCAATTGAAATTTCAATACTTTTTCCATTTTTGAGTTGGTAAATCACAGGTCTTACGCTTTAGAATTTAAAAGTTAAAAATACAATATTTATTTTAAATCTCGCAATTTTTACTTTAAAAGCAAGTGTACACTATAAAAATGTACACTTGCTAAGCTAATAGTAATTAAAGAGTAATGGTTTCTTTAATCATTTTGTCTATTTTAGTAGACATGTAATTCGCTAATGTTCTAGGTAATTCTGAAATATTTGTCATTTTAACAAAATAATCAAACATTTCTGCCGAAGGAACACTTTCCTCAATAGCAATTTGAATTATCTGAAAACCTAAAGCTTGAGCTTGAGTAACTCTTTCTCTGGTATCTCTAATTCCTGAAGATCCTCCATATCCACTAGCAGAAGGCTGTCCGTCAGATAGTACAAACAGGATGCCGGGATCCTGATTGAATTTTCTAATACGTTTTGCTGTAGCAAGAATAGCTAATCCATCACGATTCTGAGAACGAGCTGTAATAGAGCCAAGCGCATGAATATCATTTTGAAATCCACGCTCTTTGTAAACTCTAATTACAGTTTCGTTACTATCGAAAATATGTTCATCCCCAGTATGTCCATAGATGAATAATTCAACATCATTCATTTTTCTGAAGATTTCATTGATAAATATAGCGGCTTCTCTCGCTTTATCTATTGGCGTACCATTCATAGAACCTGATTCATCAACAAGAACTCCTACTAATACTTTATTAGTAGAAACAGTCGATATTCTCTCGTAAACTGTTTCAACACCTTGAATAGCTTCAGCAATTTTAGTCCCATCTAATCGACCAGACTTCATGCCTTTCATGGCGTAATCATAGTGTTTAGATTTACGTTCAAACATAGACCTGATAACTTGAGCTTTAGTAAAATCAATACGATCTCTGGTTTTCTCATATCTCAATTTATTAGTTTCTGATTTCTTAAAGAAAACAGGAGAATAACTAACTCCAACCGTAGGTACGTATTCATGCTCAATATCGGTAGGATCTTTATCTTCTACCATTTCCTCCTTGAAATCCTCAACATCTTCTTCTGTAACGCCTTCCATGTCTTCAGCATCATCAATATCTTCAAGCATTTCTTTAGCGAAATCATCAAGATCTTCTTTCGGAAGAGGTTTGTCTTTGTAATCGAAACCTTTATCTCCAGAAGGCTCTCCATCTTCAGGCGTATCATCACCGGAATCTTCAGGACTGCCAGAGTCGTAAGATTCAGGCTTTTCTTCCTCATCTTCTTTCTCATCATCACCTCCAGATTCAGATTTATCCTTATCTTCTTCTTCAGAAGAATCAGATTCATCTTCAGATTTCTCATCTTCCTTCTCCTCTTTCCTCTCTTCCTCCTCTTTTTCATCATCAGATCCGCCGCCAGATCCAGTTCCTTCTTCAGATTCATCATCTCCAACTTTAGATTTAGCAACACCATCACCAAAACCTTTATCGTCTTCGTCTTCAGCGTCATCTCCTCCTGAACCTGATGATGGTGGCGGAGGTGGCTCTTCTTCTACAGGTACATATTTGTAAACTATATTAGAAAAACTTTTAGCCATAGAATCACATCCTGCTTTCGAACTAGGTATTCCATCGAATTTTTTAAGAGCTTTTTCCATCTTTTTGATTGGCTCCTTAAATTCCTCAAGCTCCTCTTCTGTAATATGATCTGGATAACGAATCATTCTGGTTATTAAATCCATTAACCTCTTTTGAGGGTGTTCGCTAGGATCTAACGGTTCGTAATTCTTATCGTAAGTATAATCTTTAAATTTCTGAACAAATTTAGAGTAACCAGGGAATCGAGATGCGATTTTATCATTAATACGTTCTGTATTAATAACTTCGCTAAGTAATGATTTTACCCCTTTCTTCTTTCTAGACCTACCTCTTCTTTCGTCCATCATATCCCTATACTCTCCTGCTGATTGCATAGATATTTTTCCAGCATTTTGGATACAAGCACCATAGAAAGCATCAAGCTTATCCATTTCCTTGATATCTGCCCATGTTCCTGTTTCCTCATCCTTTAGAATACCTAATGGTAATGTAATGATGTTGGAAGTTTGAGAAACAGCCCCTTTTCCCATTTTGTCAGAAAGTTTTTTGCTCGCTACCCTTGTATGTTTATTAACATCCATCACAGAAAACATAGTACCAACCATTTTGGCTGATTCTTTCATTGACGCATTTTCGCCAATCATGAAAGAAGAAAGATGCTTTCTGCCTTTATCCCAACTGAAAGCTTTGTTAGTATTATCTCTTTTGATATAACTATCTTCTGCTCTTCTTCCGAACCAGTCTTTAGCGTATTGCCCTGGTTTTAATCGTTTCTTTGCCATAATTATTTATTTAGATAATTAATAATTTGAACTGTATTTTGCATTTTATCAGCCATATATTTCCCTAAAGCTGTACTCATAAGATTAGAATGAGGAATAATCCCAACTCTTAAAAGATCTAATCTATCAGCATCTAAACAAGCTCCAATAGTAGGGTTTTCTGAAATAACATCTTGATCATGTAATATACATGCAGATACCAATATTCCCATCTGCTCTTGAGTTAATCCTAATTCAAGATTAACTATAAAATCAGCAGCTCTTGAACCATGCCCTTTATCAGCGCCATCATCTTCTCGTTTACAATCATGCAATAACGCAAATGCTGTAACAACATCTTTGTCTACATGTTCGTCTTGATTTGCGAGTATCATGGCGTTATCTAAGACTCTCAACCAATGCACTGTCCCATGATGAGACATTGCATTTAGCTGAAATTCTTTTACGCTTATTAAAATTAATTCTTCTTTGGAAATCATTAATAAGCGCTTATAATTGATAGAACTTTACTTCTTTCAGAAACACCTATTCCATCTTGGAATAATGGCATTATTGTAGAAGTCATAGCTTTATTTAGATCAAAACCATCGTAGATTAAACTTGAAACCTGTAAACAGTGCCTGATAGAGATCGCATTACTCAATTCTTGAGATTTATGCTGCTCTCTAATTTTATTAGCTACCCGAACTACTGATCTGGCTTTATCTTCATCCACTTTGGTTCTGTTTACTAAAACTCGAACCTCATCATCTTCAGGAAGATAATCTAATTCAATTGGAAAGAATCTGTCTAATAAAGCTCTGTCTATCTGTTGAGTACCAGAATACTCTGATCCAATATTAGCAGTAGCGATAAAGGCAGTTTCTTCATGAACTGGGATTTGACGAGCAACATCCTCTGAAGCAACATCAATAGGTAAATATCTTCTCCTATCTAAACATGGGAAAAGAATATTATTACTAGCAAGGGAGGACAATTTATTATTTACATAGGTTCTTTATCCTATGCTTTCTGCAATTTATATTAGATTATTTTTGCAGATTAGACTATATCATTAATAACCTTTAAGTATTGATATACATAAGTTATTATTGTGCGCTCGTGGTAATTTACCGTCTTCAACATCACTTGTTAAGACTCCATTTACTAGTCGTTGAACCTTGATTATATTTCTATAATCCTTGGCTGCTGATTGACCTTCTCAGGCTTTTCCAGCAATTCACACAATTTTAAAACCGCTACTCCCTATATTTGTAAAATGAGCCTTTATAGCTCTCCTTTTTATTATTTAATACTTTATATACCGTTCCTGGAGAAATATGTTTAGATTTACATAAATCAGTAATAGAGTCCCATTCGAGTTCTATACCTTCATTTGTGATTTCTAAAATTCCTCTTTTCTTTGGTTTTAATGGTATTAATAAATCATTCTTATCAATAGCAAATCGATATCTATTTTTTAATAGATGTCCTTTTTTTTTGCATATTGATGAAATACTAGAACATAAACTGTCAAATTTATCACCTTCTTTATAAAGACTCCTTGCTGCATTAGCTATATTTTCGTATTCAGAAAAAATATCAGTTTGAGTATCGAGCATATAAACCGAAACCCATTTCCACTTACTTCTTTTAAGATTGTAAGTTTTCATTATTTTATCTTCATAACTCCATAAATAACCTCCAGCAGACAATAATTTACCATTACAATTTTGAATAATACTACTCGCCATTATTTTAGTTTGTCTTTGAGCTTCTTTTGTAGAAGGGTAATTGTTTATCTTATGACCATTTAAGTCATATTGAAAAACTTTTTTACTTTGACTATCAGAATTAAATTGAGTTGTAGGATCCTGCTTAAAATTAGCAATAGGCCCAAGTAAATCAATCCATTTTTTTTCAAGTTTTAATAAATCTTTATATTCGGTATTGATATCAATTGTTTCTAATATAGAAAACCAACATTTATCTTTACCATACTTATTAAAAGTTCGTTGTAATCTGATATTTACGTGTTTATTTTTAATTAATGAATTTTTATGTTCAGATAGTCTTGTTTTTACATCAACAGAACTTCCAACATAATTAATTTCATTAATTTTAATATAATATATTCCAGAAGCCCTGGTTATATATTTAGTATTTTTGAATAAAGGAAACATAGCTGTATAGTTTGTATAAAAATACAACTATTAGTTCAATTTAACAAACATTTTTTATTTAACGGTTAATTTCATCAAGAAGAACAATTCCTCCTCCTTTGATACTGCTAACAAATGGAGCGTATTCAAATACAGAAGCTCCTTCTTTAATTCTATGCACACCAAGTAATGATGATTGAGCGTCGAAAATAGTTCCCATATCCTGAATAGAAAGTTCTCTTTCCATTGTTTTAGAAACAAGTTCTACTAACTCAGTTTTTCCTGCAATTTATTATTTACATAGGCTCTTTATCCTATGCTTTCTATAACTTTCATTATAGTTTAGACTATATCTTCATCTCATCTTTTAAAATGAGAGCAGGACACTCGTGGATATATTATATTCTATATTTCTATAGTTTCAATATCTAGTCGTTGAACCTTCATGTGTTTTTACTTCACATGCTTGGCTGCGGATCACCCATTGGCGAATCTTCAGAGTTCTTACTATATCAAACACGTTACTGTTTGCCCTTATCCATATCACTATGATAAGTTAGTATCTGAAGCTTTAGGGACTCCCCGCAATTCATCCTGTTTAAAGTGAGCTAGGTATAAATCTATAATCACCTATAATTACGTTTGTTTTTTTAAATTTTTTATGAAAATAACTTCTACTAAAATTTAAAAAGTCACAAACTTCTTGTACACCACAAAATTGTTTGATTTTTTGTGTTTTTACATTTTCAATATTAAATATTATTCTTCGTTTCTTGATTTCTTTAGGATATACAGCTTTTTTACGGCTATATTTCTTGATAATTCTATCAGAATCAGAATATTTAATTTGATAATTTTTAATACTTTTTCTATCTCCATGAGCAGCTCTTGTAACACTTCTTACTGAAGCTTTTATTTTTTTAGCAAACTCTGTGGCTGATTTATAATTATTTATAAAATTACCATCTAAATCATAAACTTCAACTTGTTTATTAGATGCGGATTCGTGTGTTTTATGATATTCTGTAACTATTTTACTAAGCTTTCTTTTAGTTTCAATAGATACTTTTTTATTTAAACCACCATCTCCTTTATCATCTGAATTAACAAGATTAAATTTATTTTTATATTTGAAAATTAAAGAACGCTCTAAATTATGAGACTCTTTCCATCCTTTTACGGTAGCAATTTTCCTTATCATCGGTTCTCTTCCTTGTTTAAGGATTGAGTTTATCCAATTTATTCTATAAGGTTGTTTTTTACCAGGATAATAAACATTAAAATATCGAGCTTTTGTAATATGCTCAATTAATCTATGCTTTATCTCTTTTTTAGACGTTCTTCCTATGTATCTTATTTTACAATCTTTAGGATCGTATAATACATAGATATGTACAATTTTATTAGTATCCATAGTAATATAATTTATTACTAAAATACACTTATTATAGGACTATCACAAATTTATTTTTAAGCAATCCCACTAGGTCCTGTGATTAATGAATTTTCTCCTCTCAAGATGTTTCGAATAAGTAAAAACCATACATCAGGTTCGATATGAAATCCACAATCTTCCAATGAAGGTGCTGGATATTTCATAAGGATACTTCTTTTTAATGAAGACGCATCACTTAAATCAACTTCTTTAACTGTAGTTAATTCTTCCCAATCATAAGTATATCCATAAGTAGCAAATTGATCTGCTATTTTCTGAATATAATCTTGTTTATATACAGAAGGGTTTTCCAACATATAAACAATAGTATATTGACATATTTCTTGAAGTTTATCTTCATCAATACTTGTTAATGGGAATACCGACTCATTATAAAATAAAGGAATTAAATCACCTGCTCTTACATTGAATGTATCAGGTTCTGGTTGATCGTGATCTATAGCAATAAAAATACTTTCTACTGGACTTTTTGCACATTCTGAAATAGGACCAGTAACGCTTATATCTTCTAAATCGTATCCGGTGTCAGTTATCACGGCTTGATATGCTAAAGGTTTTAATTTATAAACAGCCTCTTCTATCTTTGTTTGTATTAAAAACATATTTTTAATTTTTAAAAATTGAACATAAAAAAACTCTTATTATCATAATAAGAGTAAATTGACAATATAAAATAATGTGTTTATTTAGATTTAGATAAATCGTCCATATCGAATCCTGACTTATCATCGTCATTATTTTCTGGATTATCATCTATACCTCCAAATAAAATTTCAGCATCGAATTTGCCACCTTTTAATTTAGATATTTTATCTATGATTTCTTTTCTAAGATTATCTAAAGCGTCTTTATCTTTATTTTTGATAGCTTCGCCAATCCTTTCGTTGTACTCCATAATAACTTTTCTGATTACTTCATCAGATTTAAGTTTACTAAGAGCTTTAGACGAAATAGAATTAGCTAATTCCTCTTCTCTATCGAGGAGTTTCATATATCCAGATTCAATTTGTTCATCTGCTCTAGCTATCATTAATTTGATAGCTTTTAAAAGACCTAAGCCAATATATGCTCCTGTTCGAACACTTTGAATTATGGCTCCAGGAGAACCATCATCCATAACGTCTACTCCAAAAAGAACATGATCATAAACACCAAATTCTTTTTCTAGCTCTTCTTTAATTATTCCTATAGAATTAATCAAGCTTTTCTTTTCTTTTTTATCTGATTTTTCAGCCATTACTAAATATTTAATTTTTTCTTTAATTCAGGTTCTTCACCATTTATAAGACTAACAATAGGTCCTAATTTATCTACAATAGATCTTAGAGTATTGTAATAATCACTATCCATGATAGTTTTAATGTCGTTAGAAGACAATTCGATTATTTCAATTTTCGGTCCATTAGAGGTTGTTATATTTTTATGTAACTCGCTCTTTTCTAAATTTTTATTAAGATTATCAAAATAAATATCTACCCTATTATAAATTAAGAGTAGTTCTTTATTGCTTAAACCTTTAAAATCTAATTTTTTATTAGCCATAATTATAAATTTAAACTTTCTGGCGTTAAATTAAAAAAGTTTTTAGGCAGAAGTTTTCTTCTAATAAAATCAGAAACAACATCTATAGTAGAAATATTTAACTTTCTAAGGGTTAAATTTTTTGGTAAATCTAAATACCAATCGTAATCATGCTTTCCGATATCTGTTCTTTTCATCATGGCTGTCAATAGCTTTGTCTCGGCTCCATAATACATTTTAGATTTCAATACATGAATAGCTCTTTTAGCAGATTTATAATCATCTACAATTTTTGCGATAGACGGCGGAGATAAAGACGCGATTTCTTCTGGATTGTATTCTTTTAATCCATACATCAACCTCCTATACATTTGTCTTTGTATTAGATTCAAATGTAATCTTTCTCTTACTTCATTGTTATTATCAATAGAAGTATTGTAATTTTTTGCTTTTACCTGATATGTGTCATCATATCTTTTAAAAGAATTCTGTGGGATTCCATTACCATTGCCGTGATAAAATAATCCTTTCTTTGTGGCTGTAATAACAGCGTTGTAATCATTCTCCATTTGAAGCATTTTAGTGAAATTAAATTATTTCTTTTTTAATAATACGTGATCAAGATTTATAAATCTCGATAAAATAGGCATAATAAGTATTGGAAGTACAGCAAAAGGTGAAAATATTAAAATAATCAAATCCCTGACTGTAAGACCAATTTTAGCATCATATCTTAGATGCATAATATAGAAGCCTCCCAAATAAAGAGAGGCTACTATAGTTAATAAAAATATTTGCATATTAGATATGTTTTCCAAGTATAACTTCTTTTTGATTCCAGAATTTTACAAATTTTGCAAATACTGGATCATTCATTTTTTCAGCCCATGAATAATGAAACCAAACAAATTCAGTATCATCCATGTTGTAAGCAATAACATGACCAATATAATCTCTTGGAAATACTATTCCGTAAGTTGATTTTATATCAGCAAATGATAATGCTACATTAGGATCTTCGGTAAAAGATACATGACTATAATCCCAAATCTTATGTTTTTCAATATCATAATTTGGAGCCACTAGAACACCTCTGAATAAAGGTTCTTTTTTGAAAGAGAATTCTTTTCTGAAGTTAATAGCGTAAATTTTTAGAAGATCGTTAAATACTTCAAAGACTTTATCTGACTTAATTCTATCTCCTGCGATATACATAGATACCCATGCTTTGTAGATGTCTTCCTGTTTGCCAGAGTTCACATATGAATTAATCATTTTGCTAACATCTTCTATGGTCATCATATTAATTATATTTTTCCACATTGGATGTTTATGATTATCTATTTTAGATTGTTTTGTAACATCAACAAAATTAACACTGTTGAAATAAACATCTAATCCTTCTAATAAAACAGAAGTTTTAAATCCTCCAACAGTAGTTCGTTTTACAATGTATTCAACATCTATTTCGAGAAAATTTTCTACATTAGCTTTATCATAAACCTCTCCGTTACCAGCAGTTTTTTTTGTTACCTTAACTTTATGCCCAGGTAATGCGTAGATATTCATACTCATATTATTCTTCTTTAAGTGATTCTTCGTAAATCGCATATTCTTCAAGCGCTTCACTCATGCCTTTTTCAGACATATTAAATGTACCGATTGCGTCTTCATCATAATCATTATTGATTATGTAAGTTTCGATAGCGTGGTGTGTTTGATTTATATTACCTCTAAAAACATAATTGTTATGAGTAACTATTGAGCATCCAGCCTTCAAGATAGAAAGCATTGTTGGCGTTTTACTGTTAAAAGTTGTTTTATTTTTTGCCATAACCTAAAGATTTTTGATAATCTGTTAATGGTAATCCAAATTGTTCCCATACGGGATCAGGAATAAATCCTACCCTTGCCTTTAATACCTCCTCTACAAGAGGGATATCTTTAAGCGTTTCCTTTTTTAGAACAACCCATCCTCCAGTTCTGAATGGATTACTTCCGGACTCTCCTTCTTTGACAGATATAAGAATAACTCCTTCTTTCATGTATTTTTTACATTCGTCACAAGGTTCTTTATCTATAACTGCTCCATCTATTTTTGATAGATCTTTAAAGTTTTTACTTATCATAAGCTCTTTTATACCTCCGCACAGGAAGCATTTTGTTCGAGCAACTATCTGTTTTTCTTTAGCCATAATTTATTTTGTAAAATAATGTTTAACAATATTTTCAGTTTGTTCGGGAAAAAATCCTAAAGCTTCTGATTTACTTAGTTTCATTCCAAAATCCATTGTTTTAAGAACATCAGTATATTCATCAATACCTTCAACGCAATTGATATATCCTATAATTTGCTTGGTAGGAAACCTAACTTTAAGAACTACACATATCGTAGAATTTCCATTCTTGAAAATATGCATAATTCTTCCCTTATCGTTAAGCAACTCTAATTTATTAGTGCTCATTATCATAATTCAATATTTTTTAGTTTCCAACAATAATTAGGATCTTCTGCATAAATCTCATCTAAGAAATCATAATAATCATCAGATTCAGAAATCAAGAAATCGTAATATTCTTGAAATAGAACCATATCATAAATGCAATCTCTCCAATTACTATAAATAGCATGACCTCTATTGATTCCTATTGCTGTAGTATTTCTAATATAAGGCATTTTCATACCGAATAAATTATTATTCTCATAGAATATGTTACTGGTAAAATAACCCGTTTCGTGAATAGCCTGTCTTAAAACAATATCAGGATATTTAACTTTTGAAGAATATAAAACAGTTTTTAAATTTTCATAAGAAAAATCAAGAATAACCTCATCAACAAATGACACTTCTACCGTAATAAGTTTTGTATTTTGTTGTTTACATGATGTTGATATTATAACAAGCATCATAATTAAAATATACTTTTTCATATGAATTTTTTTAAAAGTGTTAATATCATTATTATTTTATCGTAATAGATTTTATCTCTGGTGTCAATGTAATTTTCAATAGCATTAACTCCATGGATAATAGTAGTATGTGTTTTTATTCCAAATCGCTCACCAATTTCTGAAATATTATTATATCTTCCGCTTTTATAAATTATATAGAAGAAAATTTGTCTTCCAACAACCGTGTCTTGCTTTCGATTATGTTCAGAAATAGATACATGCATGATGTCTTCGATTATTTTTTGAATATGATCAAGATCCCTGCTTTTATATCTTCTTAATTTGTTTGGAAGATTAAAATAATTACCAATATCAATATATAAATCTAATATATCATCATCGCTAAAATATTTAAGTAAAGGTTCAAGATTAATCATTACATTAAAAGTTCACATTCATGAGCGACTGCCCATTGACTTAATGGTATTTCTCTTTTTGATTTAGAAATTACACCTTCTTTTACAAGAAGTTCAAGTATTCCTTGGTTCTCGCTGTAATCTTTAATAAACACAGTATTTGGAGTTTCCATAGGAGTATAATCGATATTTAAAGTAGCTAAAGCCACACCAATACCATCTTCTACACTTATAAGCGAAATAGAATGCAGAGCTCTATTGTGCTCATATTCTCCGATATGAATAGCACACTCCCAGTCAAGGAATTTCACTGTTTTATCTTTAATTATTCTCATCTCCAATATCTGTAAGTTCAATTTCTGACATATCATCAACCTCATCACAATCTCCAAGATCTTTTTTATCTTCAAGTAAGCGAACAGGGATATATCCACATTCGTTAAGGATTTCTTGAGATGATATTTTAAATTTTCCGTTAGATTTAAGTGATTCAATAGCGCGTCTTCCGATAGCTTTAATATCATCACTGTCTGAATAATACCATTCTAAGAATGCCGCATTAGTCATTTTATATTTCTTTGCCATAATAAATGTTATTTTATTGTAAATAATCTTTAATTAATTCAATTTTCTCTTCTGGAGATTTTCTGAAATTGCCGACTATAGACTTTAAAGTTTTAAGTCTCTTTCTTCCAATAATATCACGTTCTCTCTGAGATATATTTTTAAGCTTTTCAGCGTATTTTTCTTTTTCTAATTCAAACAACTCTTTATCTTTCGATAGATTAGTATAAACTAAATTACCGTATTGAGTATTATTATGAAATCCAAATCTTGTTTTATAAAATCTGTCTCCATTATCATTTACGTAAATGTTTTTTGTTCCTTTAACAGGACTTAGATTATTAATTTTTTGTATAATATCAAATGCTGTTTTCATCTCAGTATTGTTTTAAATAATAAAACCTCTTGAAATTAATCAAGAGGCATAAATTCAATTCCCACAAAAAATCCGCATCAAAGCAAGTTAGTCTGCTTTAATTATTTTTTTAAGGAGTATTTTCCCATTTCAGCTACTGTTTTATCAGCATCTGTAGTTAAGGCATCAATTAAGAATTTCTTTAGAATTTTAAAATCGCCTGTTTTTTTTGCTTTAGCCACGGTTTTCGTAACTATTTTAATGACCTCATCTCTTGACATTTTTTTGAGTTTTAGGTGGTGAATAAGTTCTATTACCATTAGATGCAGTTTTCATAATTTGAGAAGCTGTCATCGGTGGCGGATATCGTTTTGTTTCTGTTTTAACAATTATTTTTTCTTGTTTCGGTTTTGATCCAGGAGTAGTAATTGTTACCGGTTTTAGATTTTTAAGTTCTTCTTTAAGATTAACTTTTTTACCATCATCTATTTTTTTTGCAATAGATAATGCTAAGCTAACAGTAATAGGAGATGGAGTCATGATGAATTCTTTCGAAAAAACCATATCGTTAATAACACATGTAATACACTGTGATAAATACATGGTATGTTCAAATTTTTCTTTGAATCTTTTTTGATACGCTTTTGATTTATCTAATAATTCATCAAGCTCTTTTCCTATTTTCTCCATTTTGTAAAAATACTATAAATATCCTCCAAGAGACTCTTTTTCGAATTCTTTATTATAAACGAAACCTGCTTCATCCATAAGTTTAGCGTATTCTTCTCTAGTTTTTCCGCATTCTTCGAAAGTGAAATACCCTTCCATTTCTTCAAAAGTTTCAAGTCCAGCTTTTTTAAGGTCGTCCTGATCAACATTATGACCACCAATGTTGTCATCATCCCAGTTTCCTTTAATATTTCCTAATTGCGCGCCGGAACATTCTCCAGAGCCATCTTTTGCGATAGCTAGTCCGTAATTCAAGTCTTTAGCTCTATACATAATTATTCTTCTAATTGTTTCCAAATCGCATCATCAATAGCTTCCGCGTATTTATGTTCGATATGTTTGACATTATACTTTTTCTCATCTTCAGCATTAACAATATAAGCACTGTTAATCTCAAGTTCATCGATACTACCATCGTGCCATGCATCAGGATGACCAGTAAATTTAGCTGGGCATCCTGGTGATACTGTAAAATCAACTTCTAAAGTTAATTCAGAATCATCTTCTAAGGTTATCGTTACTTCCATTAGTTTAGGTCTGCGAGTTTTTCTTCTATAATAGATGCTACTACAACATCTTTAAGATTTTTAGATACCGTCTCAAGTATAATGCTTGAGTCATATATTGCTTTTATACTAACTTGAGAATAAATTTTCTCAAGACCTTTGATTGCTTTATCTAATTCTGATATTGCAGGCAAAAGATCGTTAGCTTTAAAAGGAATATTTAACATGTTGTTTTCGATTATCCTGAATTCGAATACATCGTCTGGAGTGAGACTATCATCTACACCCCAGTTAGTACAGCTTCCTGATAAATTATCCATCTTTATTAGATTTACCATTCATGATATCTTCAACGGATAAAGTTCCATTAAATACATCTTCAATACAGTCTAAATAACCATTATCATATTCTTCTTGGCATCCATCTTTAACATAAGCTTGTACATGCTCTACATATGGATTGTATTGAATATTAGATTTTTTATTATCAAGTTTTGCTTGATTAATAATAACGAAAAGATTTAATACGAAAGCTATAAGAATAAGAAATCTTATATATACAGTAATATTAATCTTTTTAGTAGCCTCTGAAGTATTAGAAACCATTGTAATAACAGTTTTTGATACTATCGATAATATGAGCACAACTCCTAGAATTATGAACAATACTAAAAATACGAATATAAACATAATTTATTTTTTATATCTGTTAGTTTTAAAATAACCTAAATACGATATGACTTCTGATTTCATAGTGCCATTATCCAAGAATCGTTTTGCATTTTTAATTTTATGAAGCGCAGGAACAGTAAGGTTTCTTTTTCTTTTATCGAGTATATCATCTTGTTTCTCAAATGGAGATTCATTTTCATAAGTAAATACATCTTCTCCTTTTGAATTGACATAAGTATATTTAACTCGATACCAGTAAAATGTTTTATTAGAATCCCAAATTTGATCTATATAATATCCAACCAAAGGAAGAAACATTAGTACAAGTCCAAACTGATTAAAAACTTTATATATTATATCGTTAATAAGTTCATTCTTGCTTTCAGATACTAAATTCCAACCAAAGTAAGAATTGTAAATTACATAATAAATTGCTGATAAAATCAACAACCATATTCCTATCATCGCAGCTTTGCGATATCTTAAATTTTTCATGATTAATGTTTTATATGAATAAAATTGTTAGCTATATCAAATTCACCAGCGTTAAGTTGCTGTTGAAATTTAATTAATGATAATACATTGCCTTTAGCTTCTGCATTGTTAATGAATAATTTATCATCAAATTGTTCATTATTAGGAATAAGAAATCCTCCATTATCCATATCGTCAGAATGAAGGAAATATACTTTAGGCTCTTCGAATACATTAGTTACGATAGTGTCAAACTCATCGTAAAAATCGTTGTAAACATCCTGAACATCATCTTTGTAGATTAAGGCAGCGTCTTCGTTATCGCTTTCTTTCATCCACATGTTGTCTTCTTTCAATTGCATTGATGTTCTCGTTGCAATATGAGCACATTCGCTAGACACTTCTATTTGATTACCTCTATGGTCTTGCATATTAGTCTTTTTTAATAATTTCAAAATAAATAAATTCACCAGATTTTTGGTCGTGAGATGAGAACTTCAATCCCTCTTCAGTATAGCTCACACCTGCATATTTTACAACATCATCCAGTTCAAAATTAAACTGCGTTCCATTTACATGTATTGATAAATCTATAATAGCATCTTTAAGATGATCATAATGACCAAATATAATAGCCTCATTAATTTGAGGGACTACCTTAATAATAGTGTATTTGTTAGGCATTACTAATGTTTGTATTCTACCAGCAGAATCATCTTTCTCTACAGGAATTACAACATCAAACGGTCCAACTAACACTTTTTTATCTAGATCATCAGGAAAATAAACATCCTCATATTCTTCAATAGTTATTTCAACTTCTTTTAAAGAATTACAAACCGTTGTATCAATGTCAGAATAACCTTCCCCATTGTATGTGCTAACAACAACGCTAAGATTATCTTCAAGGTCTATTTCTACAAGTTCTCCTTCAGTATCTATAATACTATTACAAATAGTGAGAATACCTTTTAAATGAGGAGTTCCTGGAGCTTCAGGCATAAGTGTTATGAGCTTACTTAATGTTTCCGATTGCTTTCTAAGCAAATCAAAATCAATACCATCATAAAGCTCCTCTAGCTTTTTAATTTTATCTGAATTAATCATCTGGAAATAATTTCATTGTCATGTTATCGATCAAAGTAGCTTTAGAATATAAAGTTAAATCTCTGAATTGTATTGGTTGTATTTTTGAGAACGTCTCATCAACACCATGTAATAGACCGTCTGAGTCTATGTTTAGAATATGTATATCTTCACAATTACCTGTATAAGGCTGAGTGTAAGATGATACAGCGTTAGAATCTAGGTTCATCACATCGTCTAGCGACTGAATATGAAGACCATCTTTAGGCTTGATTACCATAAAATGTGTATCAAGCTCAATTTCGAAATTTCTATATTTTTGTGCAAACATAATTTATAAGAATTCAATTTTTAATCCTGTTTTTTCATCAACAACCATCCATTGACTGTTATTTTCGGTTACACTTGTTCCGTTGGCTTCATTAAAATCTTTAAAAAAATCAGAAGCGTCATCGTATATTGCAGAATCGTAATCAGCAACATAAACTTTTGCTGATTCAAATTCCAGAATAATAATTTTATTTTTATTTAACATAGAATTAAACTTTATGGTGAATAATTTTTCTAATAACATTAATACACTGTAATAATGTGTGAGGGTTTACATTGTTTGAAATATCAGTTCTTCCAAGTATATGCATTTTAGCATTATCAATATCAGTAATGTTTTTTACATCGTGATAGTTTAGCTTTATAGGATACTCGAAATTATTAGCTGGTGCAAAAGCGAAAGTATCTCCTAATTGTAACACTACATAATCGTATCTTGTAGCGTTACCAGGTTCATGTATTACATGAAATACATCATGTGATGTGTTTAATAATTGCGTAATTTTAAGCATAAATTTAATCTTTAGTTAATAAGTAAAATATGTGGGGGTTTGGGGGATTATCAACTTAGAACTTAATTCATGGTCCGATTATCCCACATCCATATTCTTTTAGAGTCTATCGAAGACTCTTCAATTACCTTTTCTGCCTCAGCATGAGTAAGTCCTTCTCCTAAATATATGCATTCTTCACCTTCGTGATAAAATACATCATAACTTTCTTCGCAGTCTCGCATATCAGCGATTTTCCTGCCATCTTTATCGATTGTGTACTCCATAATATTTTATTTATATGATAATTATCATTAATAAATTATATTTTTAATTATAATTTAGTGTCATGAAAACAATTAAAAATTCATGTAATGGAAAAGGATGTAGTATTCGTGTTATTACTCTCCCTAATGACAGCAGGGCTAAGCCTGTTCTTTCAAAAGTGTATGGAGCAAGGAATGATATTCAGAAGATACTACCTATTCCTTGTTTACTTTTGGGTAAAGTGGCGTAAGCGTAAAGATAGATGGAAACGTAAAGTTCTACCTCCTTTAGGATTATGCATATGGTGTAATTCTGCATGGATCGCTGTGTCTGTTTACATATACTCATTCGGCATAGACATAATGATATTGCTATTTATAGGATTAACATACTTATTCGTACATGTTTTAAAAAATTTAATCAAAAATTAATCTTCTTCATGATTTTTAATATCTTCAATTTTACCACCTTCAATTACCATTTCGGTGACTTTCATTCGGTGTTTTTTAGCATTCGCTTTTAGTGCTGGAAGGCAAGATATATAAGTGTCTTCGCTAGTGAATGTAGCTACTAATTCTGCATGAGAATTAGACTCGTAATATACTTTTACCATAGTGTTTATTTTAAGATTAATAATTGATGCATTAAAACGCATCATAACATTTCGCTATATCGCATTGCTGCGCAACGCGCAATAGCTCTATGTTATATTGCATTTAATCTATTATAAATAAAGTAAATGCAATTCCTGTAATAGTATATATTACAATAACTTTTCTATAATTTTCAGCAATATTTGTAAATAGTCGCATAAATCC